GGCCGCTGAATGGTGCGCCAAGATAAAAAGTCACGCAACGTGGCCGAAAACAATCGCGCAATGCGAAAGGGTGAATAGATTGCCTAGTGGCGCCTCAATATCAGGGCCTCCCCCGGACCCTAGCTCGCTGCGCAACCGCGGGCTGGCCGGCTGGACGATTTTACCCGCCAGTGGCTATGACGGACCGGTGCCGGACTGGCCGCTGACCAGTGCTAGCCCGTACGCGGGCCGGGAGGTCACCCTGTGGCACGAGATGTGGACTAAGCCGCAAGCGGTGATGTGGTCGCGCCTCGGGCTGGCTCACGAGCTCGCGTTGTTCTGCCGCAACCTGGCCGCTGCCGAGGCTGCTGGTGCCCCGGTGATGCTGCAGACCGTGGTGCTGCGCCAGCTGGAATCCCTCGGGCTCTCGGTCGCCGGCATGCAGCGGCATCGCTGGCTGATCGAGGCTGAAGCCAAGGTCGACGTGACCTCATCAGCGCCAGCCGCCAAGCCGCGCAAGTCCTCGCGTAGCCGGCTCAAGGTAGTTGGGGTAGAGCTAGGTGAGCCTGATGCCTGATGAGACTCGGGTGGTGCTAGTCAAGCCCGGCGATGTGCTGCTGATCGGCAACGTCGGTTTAACGGTGCAGTCCGAGGTGGTCAGTGCAACGCAGGCCATTAGCAAGATCATCGGCACACGGGTTGTGATGTTCGCCGACGACATCGACATAGCCCTACTGTCCGATGGCGACAGCACCACCTGACGATTTCACCGTTGAGTGGCCAACGCTATGGGTGATGCCTGACTGGATAGAGCGCCACTGCCCTATTCCCGATGGGTTTCGCAAGGGTCAGGTGTTCGAGCTCTACAAATGGCAGCTCTGGTGCACCGTCAATCACTACCGGATCAATCCGGCCGCGCGCCTCGGGCAGTTATCAACAGCATTCTTCTACCGGCGCAGCCAGGTCATCGCTCCGCAGAAGTGTGGCAAGGGGCCATGGTCGGCATCGGTGATTGCCGGCGAAGCAGTCGGGCCAGCAGTGTTTTATGGGTGGGCAGAGGGTGGTGAGGTCTACGACTGCCGGCAATGGGGGTGTCCGTGCGGCTGGACCTATGCCTATGAGGCCGGCGAGCCGATGGGTAGGCCCTGGCCAACTCCGTTGATCCAGCTCACGGCCACGTCGTCAGACCAGACCGATAACGTTTACCGGCCGCTGCAGTCGATGATCCGCAACGGCCCACTACAGGCGCAGATGAAAGTCGGTGAGGGTTTTATCCGGCTGCCCAATGATGGGCTGATCGAGGTGGTCACGAGTAGCGCGCGGTCGCGCCTCGGGAACCCGATCACGTTCGTGCTGCACGATGAGTCAGGGATGTACCTGGCCACCAACGGGATGCATGATGTGGCCACCACCCAGCGCCGCGGTGTCGCCGGCATGGGTGGTCGCTCGATGGAGACCACCAACGCATACGCACCCGATCAGGATTCGACCGCCCAGCGCACTCAGGAGTCACGGGTGCGCGACGTTTTCAAGTTCTGGCACAAGCCGCCAGCTGGCCTGAGCTTCGCCAACAAAGCAGAACGGCGCCGGATCTTCCGGCACGTCTACTCGGGCAGTAAACACGTCGACCTCGACGCCATTGAGTCCGAGTGTGCCGAGATTATGGAGAAAGACCCGGCACAAGCCGAGCGGTTCTTTGGCAACCGTGCGGTTGCTGGGCACTCCTCATGGTTGGACGGCGCACGGTGGGGGCAGCGTGCTGTGAAGCACCCTCGGACGGTAGCCAGGCGCACCCGGGTAGTGCTGGGATTTGACGGTAGTGACGTCGATGACTGGACCGCCTTCCGGGCAGAGACCATGGACGGCTATCAATTCACGCCTACGTTTGCTGATGGACGGCCCTGCATATGGAATCCAGCCGATCACAATGGCCAGGTGCCCCGACTGGAAGTGTCGGCTGCGCTAGACGAACTGATGAAGTACTTTAGCGTGGTGCGGATGTACCCGGACCCGCCGTACTGGGACACCGAGTGTGATGAGTGGATAGATAAGTACGGCGATAGGGTGATCATCCCCTGGCATACCCGCAGAATTGTGCAGATGCACGCGGCTGCTGAGCGGCTGCGCACCGACGTAGTTAAGAAAGACACGACGTTCAGTCACGACGGATGCGAAGTGGCCGAGGCGCACGTGAGGAACACCAGAACTGCAATAAGACCGGGAGGCAAGTACGTGCTAGTAAAGGCATCGGCGCACCAGAAGATAGACGTAACAGTAACGTCCATTCTGGCGCACGAGGCACTGTGTGACGTGGTTGCCGCCGGCATGGCCACCCAACGCAGCTACGCGTACACAGCCTGATGGCGACCGAGGAGGAAGCCGAAGCCCTAGTCGGGCTGATGGAGAACGAACTTAACCGACGACGATTCGAGATCGAGCGTAATGATCGTTACTATCAAGGTAAGCAGCCGCTGGCTTATGCGTCGGATCAATTTATCAAATACCACGGCGCGCGGTATCGAGATTTCAGTGACAACTGGGTGCAAGTTGTCGCTGACGCGCCAGTCGAGAGGCTTACGGTCAACGGTTTCAAGGTTGCCGGCCAGGAGTCGGCAGACGACGACTTATGGCGGGTCTGGCAGACGAATGGCCTAGACGCAGATTCACAGCTCGGGTTCCTGGCCTCTGTGAACGGCGGCCGGTCATTCATTCTGGTTTGGGGTGATCCAGATGAGGAGGAGACCCCGGTAGTTACGTTCGAGGACCCGCAGCAGTGCTTGGTTATCTATGAGCCCGGTAGCCGGCGCAAGCGCCGCGCGGCGCTCAAGCGGTGGCAGGACGGCATGTTTGATTACGCGACGCTGTACCTGCCTGATGAGGTGTGGAAGTTCCGACGCGGCCTGATGGGGTTGCTAGAGAAGTCGCCGCAGATGGCAGACATCGATGAGGAGCTGAATCGCTGGCGCCCTCGGGATATGGCCCACGAGCCTAACCCGCAGATTAACCCGATGGGCGTGGTTCCCATGGTGGAGCTGCCTAATAAGCCGCTGCTGGTCGCTGACCCGATCCCCGATGTGACCGGCGTGGTAGCCATGCAGGACGCGATTAACCTGCTCTGGTCGTTGCTGTTTACCGCGGCTGACTACGCTAGTTTCCCGCAACGCGTAGTGCTGGGCGCCGAACGGCCTATGATGCCAATTCTCGACGCGGCTGGCCAGATCGTTGGTGAAAAACCAATGAATATGGAGAAGTTTGCTGTAGACCGGGTGCTTTGGATTACCGGTGCCGACGCCAAGATAGCCGAGTGGCAGTCGGCGAACTTGGCTGCGTATACCGACCTGATCGAAGTGGCAGTGGGGCACGTTGCAGCACAAACCCGGACCCCGCAGCACTACCTGATCGGCAAGATGGCGAACCTGTCAGGTGATGCTTTGCTGGCCGCGGAAACCGGTCTGGTTAAGCGCGTCGATGAGAAGATGTTGTGGTACGGCCAGGGCATCCGAGAGGCTTTCGGACTTATCTCACTGGCACAGGGCAACACGGCAAAGTCAAAAGACGCTAGAGCCGGCTCGGTGATGTGGCGGGATGCGGAATCACGATCTTATGCCCAGCTCGCTGATGCCTTGGTCAAGCTCAAGACCATCGGATTTCCCTTCGAGTGGCTGGCGCTGCGCTACGGCCTGACACCTACAGAAGTGCTCGACGTGATCAAGCTCAAAGAACAGGAAGCTGCACTGGACCCGATCGCGGCCATCGCCTCGGAGTTTGGCACGGTGCGGGCTACTCAGGCGCTGCCCCCGGCCGTCAACCCGCCAGGAGCTCCTGCAGGTCCACCAGCACCGCCGTTGCCGGCCGCGCCGCCAGTGCCGCCAGCTAAGCCGTGACCAGTCCGGCAACTCACCGAGCCGGTATGCAGTCGGTGGCGCGCGACGCATCGAGCAACGCCACTGAGGCGTGGCGGCAGGTCGACCAGCAAGCTATATCGGCTACGTGGACCGCTCAGCTGCCCGCTGTCGTGGCTGCTGTGACGGCCGCTCAAGCTGCCGCTGCCGAGCTGGCAATAGTCACCACTGCGACGCCAGCCGTGCTAGTGGCTGGCACGTTCGCCGGCGCCTCATCTAGTGGCCAGTCGTTGATCGGCCTGCTATTCCAACCTGCCGTGTCTGCGATGGTTGGCCTGGCTACGGGGTCGCCAGCCGCGCGCGTGATGGCTGGGAGCTCGGTACTGCTTGACGCGATTGTCCGCACACAGGTAGCCGACGCGTTTCGGGTGGCCAAGGGCGTGGCTATCACAGCCAACCCGGACTTTTATGGCTATGAGCGGTTCGTGCACCTGCCGGCGTGCGGCCGATGCATCGTGCTCGCTGGCCGGGTGTACCGCTGGTCGCAGGGGTTCAGCCGGCACCCGCGCTGCGACTGCACGATGGCGCCGGTCACCCACAAACAGCACCGTGACGCCAACCTCGACAACCACCCTCGGGCGCTGTTTGACCGGATGTCGACCAGTCAGCAAGACCAACGCCTCGGAGCCGCCAACGCTGCAGCCATTCGAGATGGCGCAGACATCAGCCAAGTGGTCAACGCCAAGTCCGGGATGTCAACCACGGACACCAAGACCGCACATGTTCTGCGCCTCACGCCCGAGGCAATTTACAAGATCACTAATTCTCGAGAAGAGGCCATCGGCCTCTTGCGCCAGCACGGCTACATCCTCTGACGTCCGCGCGCACCGCGCGGCGAACCACAACCCGCAACGGGGAGAACACGCATGGGCAGTCCGCTACCTACCGATCCGCCACCACCTGACGACGTCGATCCAAACGCGCCACCAGCTACCGACCCGCCTGACGACGTCGACCCTCCCGAGGGCGACCCGCCAGCGGATCTAGGCGACGCCGGCAAGCGCGCCCTCGATGCGATGAAAGCCCGGCTTAAGGTCGAGCGGGAGTCGCGTAAGCAGGCAGAGCAGCAGTTGGCCGAGGCGCGGCAGAAGGCTTCTCAGGGCGACGCGGACGCTGAGGCGCAGCGGGTTCGAGCTGATGCGTTGAAAGCAGCCACTGACACGGCTAATCAGCGCATCCTCCGCTCGGAGATCAGGGCAGCGGCGACAGGCAAGCTGGAAGATCCCAAAGATGCGCTAGTGTTTCTCGATCTCGGACAATTCGAGGTAGGAGACGACGGCGACGTAGATGCCGAGGAGGTGTCTGCCGCTATTGATAAGTTGATCAAGGATAGACCGTATCTCGCAGCCGCAAGGGCTCGGAGATTTCAAGGCACTGGTGACAGTGGTTCAGCTGGGCGCAATGCCGGTGGGGCCAAGCAGGTCACAGAAGCCGAGCTCAAAACCATGTCACCTGAGGCGATAGTCAAGGCGCAAACAGAAGGACGCCTGGCTGATCTGCTCACCGGCAAGTAAGCGAGGTATGGCGTGTCAATTACCAACTTTCGGCCAGAGGTCTGGTCTGCTCAGTTGCTGGTCGCGCTGCGCAAGACTTTGGTCTACGGCGGACCTAACGTCGTCAATAGGGATTATGAGGGTGAGATCCAACAGGCCGGCGACACGGTCCGCATCACTTCAATTTCCCGTCCCACGATCAACACCTACGTGCCTAACGTTACTGCCGTGGTGCCCGAGGAGCTGACCGACTCCCAGCGTGTGCTGGTCATTGATCAGCAGAAGTACTGGGCATTTCAGGTTGACGACGTTGACCAAGCTCAGGCTAAGGGTCCGGTCATCCCACAGGCCATGTCCGAGGGTGGCTACGGTCTGGCTGATGTGATTGACCAGTTCCTCGCGAGCCTCTACACGGGCACTCAGAGCGCCAACGTCGTCGGGTCTACCGGCTCACCAATCGCAGTTACTGCAGCCGCGCCGAACGCAGCGTATGACAACGTGCTGGTGCCGCTGCGCACGCGCCTCGGTCGGGCCAACGTTCCGATGCAAGGTCGGTATGCGATCGTGTCGCCCGAGATCATGGGCAGGTTGCTGATCGATAGCCGGTTTATCAAGGTCAATGAGTCCGGCACGTCGGAGGCGCTGCGCAACGGTTTGATTGGTCGCGCGGCTGGTTTCGATATTTACGAGAGTAACAACGTGCCAAACCCGACTGGAAACGTGCACGTGGTGCAGGCCGGACGGAACACGGCCATTTCGTATGCTGAGCAGCTCACCAAGACCCTGGCATACCGGCCTGAGGCCAAATTCGCTGACGCGGTTAAGGGATTGGCCGTATACGGGGCAAAGCTAATTCGTCCCGACTCCATCGCCATCGCTTACGCTGATGCACTTAGTGCGTGAGGAGCACAGATGCGCAAGAGTTTGTTTTTCGTCATGGCACAGGATGCCGAGGGTAACACGGCGCGTGGTGTGGTCGACGTGCACTACGGCATGGAGCCACCCCCGGATACCGATCACCCTGGTGCACTTATTGTGCGGGTAGACGCGACAGTTGTGGAGGCTAACTAATGGCAGCACTCGTGCTCACCGAAACGGTGCCTAACGGGAGGATTGCCGAGCCGACGCCTGTCGTGCTCACTACTGACAATACCTACCAGTCGGTGCCGATTGCACGTATCTCCTCCGAGGAGATTCTCCTCAAGGTTGTGGTGGCCACCGCTACTACGCTGGTGACCCTTAAGGCCGGTAGCCAGCCACTGGCCATCGCCTCGGGCCAGGGCGACCTGGCGTTGAGCCTGACGGTGGGATCGCACATCCTCGGGCCGTTCGACTCTAGTCGGTTTATTCAGAATGACGGTTCGCTGAGCATTAAGGCTGCTACGGCGGCCAACGTGACAGCGTACGCACTGCACGTTTCGAGGGCCACCTGATGAAAGAAGTGCCAGACACCGGGGTAGAGACAGAGGCACCTGTAGACCCGAGTGTGCCGTACATTCACGTGCAGGACGGCAGCAACGTTATCAAGATGGATCTACCGTTGCCTGAGGCCATTGAGGATCGGCTTACTGCCGGTCAGTTGCTCAGGGTCAATGAGGATGGCAGTTCTTATGACGCTGACGCTGCTAAACGGCCATTAGAGGACGCGCCTAAGGCTGAATGGATCGACTACACCGTCAGTGATAGCGATTTGGACTATCGGGCGGTATCAAGTAAGACCAAAGCTCAGCTGATCGCTATGGCGAATAATCGAGCGGCCGTCCGCAACCAAGCTAGGCACGCCTAGCCATGACGCTGGCGCCACTGGCCACTCCGCTGGACATGGCCAAGGCCGGCATTGCCTTGGCTGCAGGGGAGACCGACATTGCGGTGACCTACCTCGACGTCGCCTCGACGTCGGTCAGGGAAGCGGCCGGCGTGCCAATCTCTCAGGTCACTTCGACTGTGGAGCTCGAAGGCACACGTAGCCAGTGGATACGACCCCCTGGCGTGCCGGTCACGTCGGTCTCAGCGGTCTCGATAGACGACGTGGCGGTGACCGACTATTTGCTGCGCTCAGGGCAGCTCTGGCGGCTGGCTGGCTGGGCAGGGCTGCTGGCTAGCCGGTGGTCCGGGGTAGTGGTTCCGTCCAAGGTGGACATTACCTACACCCATGGCCTGGTTACCGTCCCCTCGGATGTCGTCAACCTGGTGTGCCGGATGGCTGCAGCGGCGCTGGTCGCGTGGCGAGCCAGTTCGAGTGGTTCTGGCTTGGCAAGCACAGGCAACATCCGGCAGGAGACCATCGGGGATTACTCGGCCACCTACGGAGCCGATGGCCTGGTGACCGAGATGTTCCTCCCGCGGTCGATTCGTGAGCAGCTGGCCGCACGGTTTGGCCAGACGGTTGCCCTCGTGGGTAGCCGGTGAGGCTCATCGTGCGGGTGTTCGGCCGGGGGCTGTTCGAGGTGTCTACCGAGCTCGATGACGCACCCACTCAGCCGCGATTGGAGTCGACCAGTGGTGGCCAGTTTGAGTTTGGCTACCAAACGCCAAGACCGGGTGTTGTCGAGTGCCGGGAGCGTCGGTGAGTGCTCGTGCGGCAGCGCGCGCTGCGGCGCTGCTCAACGTCACAGCCACGCAGTACCGCGACATCCCGACCAGCGATGGTGCTGGCGGGCAGACCGTGGTGCGGACGCTGCTGGGAACGCTGGACTGCCGGCGCTCCCAGCCAGCGGGGTCGGCTGCTGGCGACGAACATGAGCTAGGAAATCAGGACATCTCGCAGCTGGCGGATACCCTCTATTTCAAGCCCGAGGCGGATGTTCGGCGCAATGACGAATTGCACATCGGTCCGGTGATTTTCGACGTGCACACCGTCTACTCACCGTCACAAGCAATCTATCTGCGTGCCGACTGCCGGTCACGACAGAGATAAGGGGTCATCATGGGTGTTTCCGGTACGCTGACCGTATCAGCGAGGCTCAATTACACAGGGGTGCTGGACCTCTCCACCGTCTCGCAGCCGCTGGCCTACCAGGTGGCTCAAGCGTTCGCTACAGGCACCGGGGCCAACCAGGCTACCAAGCTGTTCACGGATACTCGCACGCTGGCGGCCAGCACTGCTGAAGATCTCGACTTGGCTGGCGTGCTGGTCGATGCTTTCGGTGCGACTCTCACGTTTGCCAGCGTCCGAGGGCTGATTATCGCAGCGGCCCCTACCAACGTTAACAACGTGATCGTTGGCAACGCAGCGTCAAACGGGTTTATCTCGTGGGTTGGCGGCGCCACACACACGATTACCGTCCGGCCTGGCGGTGTATTCGCGCTACTTACCCCCGATGCGGCTGGCTACGCAGTCACAGCGGCAACCGCTGATCTGCTGCACGTGGCTAACGGCGGTGCAGGAACATCAGTTAACTATGACGTCGTGATCCTCGGGACCTGATGTGGCGAAAGAATGGTTTGAGCTGATCGGCGATAAAGAGCTGTCAGCCAAGATGGTGGAGCTGGGCGAAAAGGTCAGCACTCTGGTAGTAGATGAGGCTGCCCGGGAGTGGGGTAAGGATGTGGCCGCGTCAGCTGAGCGTCGTGCCCCGGTGCTTACCGGCAAGCTGTCGCGCAAAATTGATGACAAGGTCACTCACGGTACCGCAGAGGTTATTTCGGACGCCGTTAATGAGCATGGCCACAGCTACGCGGCCTACGTTGAGCTGGGTACCGGCCACGGGCCGGCGCAGCCGTACCTCTACCCGGCGTTCATCGAGCACCGTGACCTTACACCGTACGTGCGAGCTGAGCTTGCCAAGGTGGTTGATCTGTGAGTGTCACTGCTCAGCCGGTATTTCAGCGAGCAGTGTATTCACTACTCACGGGTGACGGCGCGCTGTCTAGTTTGATCACTGGTGTGTTTGATGAGGTGGCTACTGCGGCACGACCACCTTACGTCACAATTGACACAGTTACAGAAAGCACCAGTGATGCGCACGATCGAGCAGGCATCGAGATTATGTTGCAGCTCAGTGCGTGGTCTACGTACCGCGGGTACGCGGAATGCGCGACTATCAACGGTCACCTGGTGCGGTTACTCCACAGGCCAACTAGTCCGCTAGTAGTGGCAGGGTTCAATAAGATATCCATCTTTAACGACATGCACCAGTTTATGCGTGATCCGGACCCGGACTTACGACGGTGTATGACACGCTATCGAGCGTGGCTCGAGGCAATTCCAGCGTAGGAAGGATGGGCACGTGGCCGGACTTGACGCATTTGGGACACAGCTGCACCGCTCGGATATGGGCACCGTTCCTGTGTTCACACCAATAGCTAACATCACCTCGTTTAAGGGACCCGGCATTAAGCGGGGTACCGACGACGTAACTGCGCATGACTCCCCTAACCGCTACCGGCAATTCATCGGTACGTTGGTTGACGCTGGAGAAATCACTATTGATATCAACTACGATCCGGCTGTGCACAATGCGTTGGTTAGCGACTTCGAGGACATCGTTGCCCGGGACTACCGGCTGATCTATCCACTGGCCTCATCGCAGTGGCAAATTAAAGCGTTCCTGGTGGAGTTTGAAAACACCGCGCCTACGGACGGTAAGATGACTGCTACGTCTAAATTCAAGATCACTGGTAAGCCGGTGGTCACGTGAGTGAGCTGCTGAGTAGAGAGCAGATATTCTCGGTCGTAGATTTCACAACCGAGGATGTAGAGGTGCCCGAGTGGGGCGGTGTAGTTCGTGTGGCTGGATTAACCGGCTATGAGCGAGACCGTCTTGAGGCCAGCGTAGTAGGCAAGACTGGTAAGGCGTTGAACCTGGCCAACTTCCGAGCTCGACTGTGCGCCCTAGCGATAGTGGACGATTCAGGCACCCGAGTATTCAGCGATATGGATGTATCCGGCCTGGGTGCCAAGTCGGCAGCAGCACTAGAGCGAGTGTTCTCCGTGGCGCAGCGGCTATCCGGCTTGTCTGATGAGGATGTAGAGAATCTGACGGGGGAATCCGAGCCCGGCCAGAGCTCGCTTTCTATTACCGCCTAGCCGGGCACCTTGGACGCACGGTGGCCGAGCTGCTGGCTACCACGTCGTCTCGTGAGCTGTCTGGATGGATGGCCTACGAACGGGTGGCTGGCCCTCTCGGGTCAGCACGTGTCGACGTAGCAGCTGCGCTGGTCTCCGCTGTGATCGCTAACGTCAACCGAGAGGCGAACGGTAAGGCATTCGAGATTAAAGATTTCATGCCTGAGTGGCAGGCGGAATCAAACCAGTCGATGTCTCCTGATGAAGTGTGGCAGTCGATCAATCAGGTACTAGGCAGTAGGGGGTGAGCTATGGCCACACTAGGCAGTATTGCGGTCAAGCTCGGTCTTGACCCCTCGCAGTTCCGCAATGGTTTGGTATCCGCCCGGGCGTCGCTGGCGGCTTTTAAGGCCACTACCGATGACGGCAGTAAGTCTGGCACCAAGTTCAGCAGCATGCTAGAAAAGGTCGGAACCAAGGCCAAAGAGATGGCCCTGGGTTTGGTTAAGGGTGCCTCATCTGCTGGCGCTGTAGCGTCCACGGCCATCACTCTGGGACCGGCTCTAGTCAGTGCCGTCAAATGGATTGGCCAAGTCGGATCGGCAGGAATAGCCTCAGCACCAGCATTACTCGGGATGGCTGCTGCTGCGTTATTCGTAAAATCCACCATCACCGCTGTTTGGCCAGCTGTAGTCAAAGCGTTTACTCCGTTTACAGATGCGCTGACCGTAGCGAAGGATAAGGCATCGCTTCTGGCGACTGCTGGGCTTGATCCGCTGATAAAGAAGTTCACCCAGCTGAACATGCCCTCGATCTCCTCGGGCATGAACACCATTGCCACGGCGACTAATGGTGTAGTCAGAGGCACGCTGGCTTGGGCTAACTCTACGGCTGGCGTCATGGCCATCCGCAACATTGTGCAATCGGCCGGTGACGCGTTCGCTTACGTCGCGCCGCACATCACCCGAGTGGTTATCGCATTTGGCAATATGCTCGGTAGGATCACGGCAGTAAGCACGGCTGCTGGCGCATCAGGGCTCGCCGGCGTGCTGGACAAAGTCGCTTCTTATCTCGACAAAGTCAACGCAGCTACCGTGCTCACCGGGTTTGCCGATCTCAAGGCCAAATGGAACGAGATTGTCTCGCTGTTTAAGATGGTCTCGCACTGGGTTGGCAACGCTATTGAGTTTTTCCGCACGTTTAAGACCGAACTGAAGCTAGTTGGCGACGCGCTGTCCATCCTGGCTATCGTGTTCGGCGGTCCAGTGGTTGCGGTAGTCGCTGCTGTCGGGCTTATCATTCGACACTGGGACCAGCTCAAAGCTGCGTACAAAGCGTTCGTCGGATACTTCACTAGCAATCCGATAGGCGTCGGATTTCTCGATAATCTGCGATCGGCATCCGAGTCGGTACTGCCACCGCTGCAGAAGGCGTGGCAGACAATATGGAGTGCCATTGGTCCGGTGCTCACCCAGATTTGGGATAAGATACAGAACCAATTTATTCCGGCCATGGGGCAGTTTATCGCTGCGATTGCCCCGGTAGTCGGATTCTGCGTTAGCGTCCTCGGTCCGATTGTCGCCTCAGTTTTTCAGGGCATCCTTAACGTGGTCTCTGGGGTCATCTCTATTATCACCGGAATCATTCAGGTATTCACTGCGCTGCTTACCGGTAACTGGCAGGCTGCATGGGATGGTGTGAAAAACATCTGTTTCGGCGCTGGCCAGATCATCACCGGAATCATTGGTGGCGTGTTTGGTGGTCTCATCGGCATCGTGGCCGGTGCGATCCGGGCTGTGATCGGTGTGGTCGCCGGCCTGCCAGGCGCCATGCTGGCGGTACTAGCCGGCCTCGGGTCATTGCTCTACAACGCAGGAATTGCACTCATTCAAGGCTTGATCAACGGCATTAGGGACATGCTCGGGGCGGTTGGCAACGCAGCGTCCTCGGTCGCCAGCACGATCCGCAGCTACCTGCCGTTCAGCCCAGCCAAGCAAGGCCCGCTGGCCGGTGCCGGCTCGACGCAAGTGGCCGGCGCCAAGATTGCCAGCATGCTGGCCAGCGGGATGCTGACCGGCCTACCCGCGGTAGAGGGCATGGCGGGACGGCTCGCCAGCGCGGCCGGCGTCAATGCCTCAGGTAGCTACGGCGCGCTTGGTGGGAGTGGCCCTCAAGTCGCCGGGATGTCGGGGGTCGGTGGTAGTGGCAGCACCCCGGTGCTGCAGCTCGCCTCGGACGGCAAGATCGGTGATCTGCTGCTAGAGGTCATCGAGAAGGCCGCTCGGGGTAAGGGCCTAACGGTGGTGAGCGCCCGGTGATTGACTTGCTACCGGTCGCGCTGGCCATCGAGCTGTACGTATCCGGTGACTGGCACGACATCACCTCTTACCGGCGCGAGTCTGCGGACATCCAGATCAGCCACGGCCGCCGCGATGAGATATCCCAGCCGATACCAAGCGCCTGCTCGATGACGCTGGATGCCAGGGACGGTTCCCTCGCACCAGACAACCCCCTCGGGGCGTACTACGGTGATCTTGACCGCAATAACCCCCTGCGGGTAACCAATCCCGTTGTTACTGATGCGTTTGCACGCACGGTATCCAATGGATGGGGCACGTCGACAACACTCGATGCTTGGACTGTTGACGGGACTGCGGCTAATTACTCAGTGGTGCCGGGCGTCGGCAAGCACTCATGCCCGAGGGGGGTCAGCTGCACCAGCTATTTCCCCTCGGTGACGTTCCGCGATGTCGATATGGCCGTCACGGTTTCGGTACCCATCGCCTCGGTGACAGGTAACGTGATCTTCCCGGCTAACTTTGTGTTTAGAGGGGTGGACACAAACAACTACTTCCTGGCTGGGCTGTTCATCGATAACACCGACCAATCAGTGACAGTGGCGATGTATGAGAACGTGGCTGGCATATTCACTGGAGTGGGCTCGCAGATCAAGGTACCCGGCTTGACTTTTAGCGGGCAGGCACTGCGTGTGCGTACCCAGATCGAAGCTGGCACTGCCAGGGTGAAAGTCTGGGACCCCTCGGGGCCGGAACCGTATGGCTGGCATGGGGTCGCCTCGGCAGCGTCCTATCTAGCTGCTGGGTTTATCGGCGTGCAGTCGTTCATTGATCCGGCCAACACGAATACTAATCCGCTGGTGTTCAGCTACAGCGACCTACGGGTGAGACTGCCGCTGTTTGCAGGAGAGGTCAGCGAGTGGCCTCAGGACTGGGACTTATCCGGGCTCAACATCACTTCAGCCATCGACGCTGCTGGTATTCGTCGTCGGCTTAGCCAGGGTCAGTCCCCGCTGTCGTCTACCCTGCGGCGCGGCAACACCACTACGGCGCCGCTCCCCATCGCTTACTGGCCGTGTGAGGACGGCAAGAACGCCGACCAGATTGCCTCGGCACTGGGTGGTCCCCCGATGCTCCTCGCCGGCACCACGGACCTTGCCAGCTACACCGACATACCAGCCTCGGCCGCCATCCCTACCACCAAAGCCGGGTACTGGGACGGCGCGGTACCGGGCTACACAGCGACCGGGCAGATTCAGGTGCGTTGGGTGATGCACGTGCCGTCATCCGAAGTGGTCAATCTCGGGCTGATCATGCAGCTGCATACCACAGGCACTTCTAAGCTGTGGGAAGTCAAATACCGCACGGGCGGATCTCTGTCGTTGGAAGTCTGGGCAGGTGGCAGTCAGCTGCTGGATACCGGCGGCATCGGGTTTGCGACGATAGACAAACGTCTCTTGGTGTCATTGGAACTGACCCAGAACGGCGCTAACGTCGACTGGAAGCTAGCGACACTAGAGGTCGGGAAAACCTCTGGTAACGTGCAGTCGGGAACGGTGACCGGTCGCACCATAGACGCGGCGGCCCGAGTGGTCATCACACCGTTTCAGGAAGTCAGCGGGTTACCACTAGGCCACATCAGTGTAAAGAGTGTAGTGACATCGTTGTTCGATCTGTCGCAGGAGTTTAATGCTTTCTCTGGGGAGTTGGCTGTTGCTCGACTCATCAGGCTCTGCGCACAGGAGAAAATTGATCTCAGCACCGAGGGCGACCCGCTGCAGTCGGTGGCCATGGGACCGCAACTACCACTTAACCTGATTGACCTGCTCAACGAGTGCGCCGATGCTGATCTCGGCACGCTCTACGAACCGCGTGGCGTCCTCGGGTTGGCCTTTCGTACTGGTCAGTCGCTCTATAACCAGACGGCAGTGATGCAGCTCGACTACCAGGGCGGTCAGATCAGCGACCCGTTCAAGCCGGTCAAAGATGATCAGCGGACCCGCAACGACATCACGGTGTCTCGGCCGCTGGGTGGCTCTGCTCGCGCCACGCTGGACCTAGGGCGCATGTCGACCTTGTCACCTGAGCTGGGTGGGGTTGGCCGGTACCCGGATACGCCTAGCGCCAACGTGGCCAACGACGGGCTACTGGTCGACGTGGCCGGCTGGCTGCTGCACCTTGGCACCAACGGAGAGACCAGATATCCGGGCGTCACGGTTAACCTCACCAATCAGTACGTGCTTGCCGACGCCACGCTGATCAAGGCCATCAGGTCGCTAGGTGTCGATGACCGTTTCGACATAGTCAGGCCGAAGATTGGCCAGTCGCCGGACAACATCCGCCAGCTGGCGCGCGGCTACGTACTCACCCTCGGGCAAATGACTTACAAGGTTGCGATCAACTCTGGACCAGAGTCGCCCTACCACATCGCTGTAATTGAGGACGCCGGTTCGCGATATGACAGTGACGCATCGACGCTGTCTGCCGGGGTCACCAGCTCCGCTACGTCGTGGGTGGTCGCCGTGGCTGATGTAACCGAGGGCGGTTTATGGACTACCACAGCCGGCGACTTCCCCTTCGATCTGCGCTGCGATGGTGAAGTGGTCACGGTCACCAACATCACAGGCGCTACGTCGCCGCAGACATTCACCGTGACACGCTCTATCAATGGTGTGGTTAAGGCGCACGTTGCTGGCAAATCGGTCAACCTGGCTAACCCGGTCTACATAGGAATAGGTAACTAATGTCGCTGTCAAGCACCTATGCGGCTGGTAGCAAACTGGTTGGGGCCAAAGCTAACCTGGCCATCCCGTTTGGTGTGCGCTATGAACAACGGGTGGCGCAAACCATTGCTACCGCTACCGACACTTTGGCCAAGTTCGATACCGCCGTTGAGACAAATACCGATGTGACGGTGAGCGGTACTGGAAATACCGTATTCTTGCTCAACAGAATAGGTAAGTGGAGAGTAGAAACGGCCATGCGTTGGGCAGGCAATGCAGGTGGGAATGAGAGGCACATATTCGTTCAGACCGGATGGAACGGCAGCACTTTCGATGCGTCCCAACGCAAGACGTCACAGACAAACACCAACGTCGGGACAGTAGGTGTTACCGTAGCTTGCTCCACATCGTTTCGCATAGCTGCCGCAACTTCATTGATCATCGGATTGTTTCAGAATGCTGGCGGCAACGTTAACACTGACGTCGGATTCGGCGGCACCAACCACATCGCTTTGACCTGGGAGGGTCCATAATGACCGTAGGCAACATCTATCTTCTGCTGCTGGCCCTCGGCTTGGCGTTCCTGGCCATGGCCGGCGTGCCACTGAACCCGCCAGCTAACCGAGTGTGTGCTATCGGCGCTGTGGTCTGCTTCCTGGTGGACTTTGTGCTCGTGATAGTTGGCATGGCCGGCCTCGGGTGAGCCTGACCCTGCCTCAGGGCACCACGTGCTCGATCAGCGCGTCAAACGTACGCATTGACGGTGTCCTAGTCGACATGACCACGTGGACGGCGCACGCCGTGCTGCGGCAGTGGTCCGAGGATGGCCCCCTGGTGGCCGAGTGGTCGACCTCCCCAACGGGCTCACAAGGTCAGGTGGTGCTGGGCAACGGCACGGCTGAGCTAGCCATCACGCCGGCCATGTCCGCTGCGTGGTCGTGGTCCTTAGGAATCTGTCAGTGCGAAGTTACCGAGCCAGGCATCGGAGGTCGGACGGCCAGGGTCATCGACCAGATTGTGTACCTAGATAGAGAAGTAGTTACCACTTAGGAGAGCTCGATGGGCAATGCGCTATTTGAGAAAGGCCGAGAGGGCTTCCTAGATGGAACTCTCGACTGGGACACCAACACGTTTAAGGCCGCACTGCTGGATCTCAATACGGCAGACGTCGGGGTCAAGGCCATTACTGGTGCGACAAACGCTACGCCAATCGTAGTCACAGCTACGGCGCACGGATTCACCAATGGCGACATTGTGCTAGTCGGTGCCGTCCTTGGCAACCTGGCCGCTAATGGTATCTGGAAGATCGCTAACCAGGCCACCAATACGTTCGAGCTGACCGATCCAATCACCGGTACCAACGTCGTCGGGTCCGCGGCCTACACCAGCGGCGGGTACGCGGTTTGCCTCGGGCCATCAGCCTCAGGCGACAACCTAGACGACTTCGATGCATGCGTGGTCGGCACGGCGCAGACCCTCACCGGCCCGACCGTTACTGCCGGCGTGGCCGATGCTGCTGATATCAGCTTCCCGAGTGGCGGTGGGGTGAGCGTAGAAGCCATCCTGATCTATAAGGACACCGGCACTGCCTCGACGTCGCGCGTCGTTGCCTTGATCGACGGCCGGCACGTCGTGACGTGCGCTGCGCAAGCAGCTGCCACGGCCACCTCTGTAGCTGTGGAGCGGCTAGCCGCTGGCATCCCGAGTGGGACGGTGCTGACTTTCTCTAACGGCGCCTCAGCCACGCTGAGCGCCTTGGCCAATGCCGGCGACCGCACGGTGACGGTAACCTCGCTGGCCGCCATCATTACCGCTGGCAGCAGAGCAGATGCGCCGGCCACATCCTCGGGACTGCCCTTGACCACCAGCGGCGCGGTCAGCGTTCCGTGGGACAACGGGGTTAACCGGATCTTTAAGCTCTAGGGAGTTGCTGTGCCTCTCACCCCTGCTCAAATCACTACGCTGCACACCGAGATCGTTACCGACCCTAAAGCCCTCGGATACGCGACTAAATCGGACTACGATGCATCCATTGCTCTGAACACGCCTGGCCTCTCCAGTGAGATCATTTTCAAGTCGTACGTGGCGTTTGAGGATTTTGTGGCGGCTATTGTTCGCGCGGACTATGACGCGCTTACAGGGCTGCCTCTTGCGTACCTGAATAACGTACTACTCCGAGGGGCGCGACTCGCCTCGGGCAACGCCACGTTGCGATCTCAAATTGCCGCGCTATTCCCTGCCGGCACCACACGTACCAACCTAACAAACCTGGCCAGTAAGTCGGCGTCCCGCGCGGAGGCCCTTTATCAAACCGAGGGTATCTACGTGTCGGATAGCGACGTCGCTAAGGCGAGGTGAGATAAGTGGCAACGGTCACGCTCAATGCGACTGACTCACAAGCAGTTACGATCACCCTTGCCTCTCTGGCCAATTCATCCCTAGTCGCTTCATCCGCCATTGATAACGCCACTAATAAGTTCGTTGATGCCGTTGTCCAGGTGAAGATTAAAACCGGCGCCTCGGGTGTCTCCGCAAGCGGGTTGATTAACGTGTGGCTGGTTCGCAGTTCCGATGGTGGGACTACGTACAGCGATAATACGGATATTCTTCTGGGTACCATAGCCGCAGTGGCTAATGCGACAACGTACATTCGTGATTTCACTGCTGGCGTCCTTGGTAGCAAGTGGAAGATAGTTATCGAAAATAAGAGCGGGGCAGCACTTGACTCCACCGCGGGTAACCACGTAGTTCAATTCTCTGGTATTAAGTACGACGTGGTTTAGGTTCGCCCGTGGCTTATACTGTAGTTAACGGGGTCAGCAATACCCTAGCAATCGGCGGTAACAGTTACTCGGTTTATTTACGGCCGGGTGACTTTACCGTTTGTTTCTGGGCTCGAGCCGCCAACAGTACTGGCCGGACTGTGCTGTCCGCCCTCGGCAATGGCGGTGATGACGGTTGGAATATCCAATGGGTCGGTACGTACTTTTCGTACGTCTATTGGAACGCCACCGTTGCTAGCGCCAATCCTGTTGCTGCAAATCTGAATACCAATCAGTGGTACCACGTTGCATACCAGTACCGAGCGTCGGATAAAACTTCGTTTTTGTACATCGACGGCAACAACGTTATTACGAATACCGATACCGTTGCGATGCCGGCTGCAACAGTATCGGCGCAGATCGGTCTAGGTTTCAACGAGCTTGACTCATTCCAGTGGGCTGGCGATCTAGCGCATGTCCGAGAATTTGATGGGCTGCTTAGCGTTGCTGAGATCATGCGCGAGCGACTGTCGACTGTAGTCACAAACACGCGCTTTGCCTGTGTTTGTGATTTACCCTTAACCGCAGCCGGCGGTCTGTCGGGAATTATTGACAGGTCGTTTGTTCACAACTACCCAAGCATTGTCGGTTCGCCGGGAACTTTCACAGCCGACCCGCCGCTTGCTCCACCACCAAGACAGCTGCACAAGTTCCTGCAGCAGTCCATTAAGCGGCGCATTAAGCTAGACGGCTCCACTCCCGCCGTAGCTAGCGGCACCGGCCGTACGACACCACTGACCAGCGCCAGCTTTACCCCGCCAGATAAGTCGCTGGTTATGGTGCTCGCCAATGCTGGGTGGAAGGGTACCGGCGGTGGCACCCAAACAATGGTGTGCACCGACTCGGGTGGCCACACATGGATTACTAAAGCCTCTGCAGCCGGCGCCACAGTCGATGGCGGGCTATCTACTGTCTTTGAGTGCTACTTCCCCACTTCGCCCGGTGCCATTACGGTCAGCATCGCCTACGCTGGGTTTGGTGCGTCAAGTGGTGGCGGCCGGCAGGCTGACATCCTCGTTTACACAGGAGCGGCAGCTGATCAGTCAGCAGCGGCGACTGCTACCGCACTGTTTACGACGGGCACGGCGTGTACAGCCAACATCACTACTACACAACCCGATTCGTACGTCGTCGGGGCCATCAGCGAAGTCACCAACAGCACGGCGACGTTCACCCCCAACGGGAACACACTTACCGACAACACCCTGACCGACTCCACTGACGGCGATAAGCTGATCGGGATAATCGCCATAGGGGTCGCGCCTACGCCGGCTAGCTATACTTTCGGCGGTACGTGGTCGGCTAGCGTCGAGTCGAATCTCGCACTAGTTGAGATCATTCCAGAAGTAGCTGCGCCCACGACAACCCTCGGGCCGGCTGGCATACCGAGCGGTGAGCTAGACGGCAGCGCCTCGGTTACCGCAGTCAGCTCGCCTGCCGGCGTCCCGGGTGGCGTGCTCGCTGGCAACCCATCGCCCATCTTGAGCGCCGCGGTGGCTGGCGTCCCGAGTGGTGAGCTCGCCGGCAGCGCCTCAGCCGTCGTGGTGGTGTCGCCGGCCTCTGGTGGCTCTAGCGAAGCTCTAGGCGCGGTCTTGGCCAGCGTGGCTGCAGCGCCGGCTGGCATCCGCTCAGCTGAGCAGCTGGGCACACCTACCGGCACCGTCGTCACAGCACCGGCCGCAGTCCCGAGTGGCGAGCTCGACGGCCTACCCGCTATTACAGTGGTGGCAGCGCCGGCATCCCTCGGGTCAGTTGAGCAGCTGGGCACACCGAGCGGCACCGTCGTAGCCACTCAGGCCGGTATCGCTGGTGCTGAGACCCCCGGGGCAGCATCTGCCGTAGCGGTGGTGGCCTCCCTCGGCATCCGCTCAGCTGAGCAGCTGGGCACACCTACCGGCACCGTCGTCACAGCACCGGCCGCTATCGGGTCATCTGAGGCGCTGGGAGTGGCGAGCGGCGTCGCTGCGATCGCAGCTGCAGGCATCCTGACCAGCGAGCTGGCCGGCGCCATTGCAGCCTTGGTAGTGGCAGCACCTGCCGGCGTGCTGTCCGAGCAGCGGCTAGGCAACCAGGGCACCGCGGCCGCGCTGGCAGTGTCCGGCGTCCCTTCGGCCGAGCTGGCCGGCGCCATCGCAGCGACGCTGATAGTCGCCTCCTCGGGAGTCGGGACCGGTCAGGCGCTGGGCGCTGGGCTGGTTGCTTCGCTTGACCTGATTTTCCCTGCGGGCATACCGGGACTGGAGCGGCTACCCAGCCCGGCTCTGGTGGTCACGCTATCGCCGGCTAGTGCCCCCTCGGCCGAGCGAGCGGGTTCGTCGTCAACCGTGCTGATCGTGCCCCCGGTAGGCGTGTTCAGCGGTGAACGGTTGTCCAGTGGCACAGTGATCGCTGCAGTGTCGCCTGCCGGCATCCGTAGCGGCGAAGTGACCAGCACTCCCGTCATCGCTGTACCGCTGGCCACGTTGCTACCGAGCTCGATTCTCTCAGCACTGGCGCTAGGCGAGGCTGGCTCATTCGCCGCGCCGTTGGGCTCATGGCCACCGGTCGCCGGCTCAATTATCGTCATCGGTGGAATTGTGGCCGGCGTTGTGGTTTCCGGCGCTGCTAATTCTGGACAGAATGTTGCCGGGGTAGTAACCAGCTCCATTGAGGTCACCAAATTCGCTGCCGATGTATCCATAGCGGGGACGGCCACTAACTCTGGAGTAACATGACCATCACATGGATGTCTAGGCTGCGTGCAGCTGTGGCACAACGCAGCTTTACTCTTGCCCTCGGGGCGCTACTGCCAATACCTGGCGCGCTGGCCACGGTCCTCGGTGATGGGCTGAGTAAAGGGCTATCTAATATCGGTGCTGGGTTTATGGCACATGTCATGGGTGCGTTGCTGCTGGTCGGTGGCGTGCTCACCATGACGGGCATCCTCCGAGGGAAGTCGCTTCTAGAGACCTCGGGCATGGTGCTCATGTTGGCCGGGGCAGTAATTTACGCGGTAGGCGTGGTGTTCGGCCTCGGGCTACAAGGGGCAATAGCCGGCACTGGGTTTGCCGCCATCGCGTTGGGACTCGGTTTGCGCGCTAGAACGCTATCGAAGTTGGCTAACGTGGCAGCTAATGAGTGACGACATATTCCGGTTAATCCTGCAGGTCCTCGGTGTCATCCTCGGAGGTGGCACGCTTAACTTCATTCTAACGCTGGTCAGACGTCGGAGCGAGACACACGCGCTAGACGCTAAGGCCGATGCCGATACCGTCACAGCTCAGACGGGATACATCGTGACTCTGCAGCACAGCGAGCTATCGCTACGCAAGCAAGTATCCGATCTTAATGACCAGCTAGATACAATGCGGATAGACCATGCTGCGTCGATGGATACGGCAACTAGGGAGATCAACCGACTGCGGTACGACCTGGCCGTAGCACAGTCGCAGATAGCCCAGCTGGCTGATAGGATGCCTGGGCGACACCGACCCGAGGCAGGGGAGGGTGAGGCTAGGTAACCATGTCACTGACAGAATGGCTGCAGTCAATCTCGATTGCGAGCCTACATCACAGAGTAGCCGAATTGGAGAAGTACATGTCTGCTTTTGATGACGAATTGACGCAGCTCGGTTCCGACTTGACCAACCTTGGCAATGAGATCATCAGTATTCAGCAGGCCCTGGCCGCTGGTGACCAGTCCGCTGCTGACCGGCTCAAGCCACTTGCCGACCAGGCGCACGCCATGGCGTCCAACATCCCGACGCCCCCGGCTAGCTAATCACTAAACGCTAAAGGGGCTACTCGACGCGGGTGGCCCCTTTAGCGTGTGAAAGGGGAGTCATATGGCCTGGCGCGTGGCCACAAGTCTGCAGATTCTGCTTGCGCAACTAGACAAGTCATTCCCGAGGCGCAATAAGGCGAGTGATGGCGGCATCGGGGACACCAATCACCTGGCCGAGGGGTGGACGGCGAGCGACCACAACCCATGGTACCCACCTCCTAACGGCGGTATCGTTACTGCTCGGGACTTCACCCATGACCCGGCAAACGGAGTCGACATCGCTCGGATGTCAGACGAACTGGCCGCCAGCCGAGACCCCCGGATTAAGTACATCATTGCTAACCGGTGGATTCTTGACAGTAGGCCACAGTTCAGCCCGTGGAAGTGGGTTCCGTATACCGGCTCCGATCCGCACACTAACCACTTGCACCTGTCCGTGATGGCCAACCCCATCAGCGATGACCCCCGGCCGTGGGCGCTGCCTATGCTGGGATTAGGAGAAGACATGCAAACTGATGAGCGTGACGCACTATTCGATGTGCGTATGCAGATGGCCGGCTCTACTCATCTCGGGGAGTACCCCGGCTGGCCGGCGCACCCGGACACCACTACCAAGCCTAAGACGCTGGTCGACTACATCCGGTCTATTCACGCTGAGCAGCAAGTTCACGCAGCCGCGCTAGCTCAGATCATCGCGCATCTGGGTGTCAAGTGAACGGGGCACTCAAGGCTGTGGTGGCAGCGATTTCAGCCGCTTTGGTCATCCTGAACACAACGCTTGCCAATGGCACGTGGCCGCTGACCCCGGGAGACTGGCAGATCATTGCTGCTGCGCTCATCAGTCCGCTGCTGGTCTATTTTGTGCCGAACATGCCCCCGCTGCTCAAGATGGCGGCAATGCGTCCAGCCGAGGCGCTGGTGCCGAACGTTACGCCCGGCCACACCGACATCATGCCCAACCCGCTAGTAACGTCCGAGGACCACACAGCGACACATCAGGCATGATCGCGCTAGAGAAAATTCTGTGGGGTTACTTGGTGCCGGCATTGATGGCCGCTGGTGGGCTGCTCATGAGCCAGGCTATCAATGGGTATGTCCCGAGTGCGCTGGTGCTGCCGATAGTTATTGCTGCGCTCCTCGGGACGTCAGGCGCGCGTCGGGGCAACCGCACTCTGGCCAGGACGTCTTACCGAGCGTAGCCAACGAAAGGAACCCGATGGGAAGGCATACCGCACGGAGTGGCACCACCTGGGGCGGTGTCATTGCTGGCCTGGCTGGGATGTCCGCGCTGGCCCTGACTGCCGGCGTGGCGACCGCCAGCACGCCGGCAGCGTCTGCAGACTGCCCCGATCTGCTGCAGGCCCTGATCACAGCTCAGATCTTGGACACGAACAAATCCACGGATCTGCGCAATGCCGAGAAGGCTGATGCCGACGCTCGGGACACCAACAATTCAGCAGCTGTGTCTGCCCAGTCGGCATACAAAGCCGGCCAGCCCTACCACGGGACTCCCGAGGGTACGGAGACACAGGTCCAAGCTGACCAGCGTGCTGATGACGCAGCTAAGGCCGAGCGGGACGCCAAGGTCAAGGCAGCTGATGACGCCTACACCGCTGGCGGCACGGCTACCCGGCTGGCCGAGGCGCAGCGTGAGGAGGGCAGCACTGCGGGGACGCTGGCTCGCCTCAAGGTCGACGTCGGCCGGCTGTGCGTGACGCCCGCTCCCCCGGCTGGCGGAACCACGGTGATTAACCCGCCAGCTCCTGCACCCGTGGTGCAGGGGTCAGACAAGTCGGTGCCGGTCACGCATTGACCCGTTGGGGCAGCGGGAGAGCAGGGTCTCGGGAAAACCTGAGACCCTGCTCTTTTTTGTTTGCCGTTCATGGGCCGTTTAGGTGTCCCCCGGCTGGATGACACTAGTAGTGCAGCGTTTCGGTCTGTAACGTCGTGTGCAGATGCACTGTGCTTAGCACTACTAAGGGGTCACCCACGATGACACAGAGCAACGATGCCACGTTGTCAGCCACCTGCGACCAGCACGGCACGCCGGGATTTACCAACCTGCGGGTTCGCCTCGTGCCTGGCGGGGTCCAGCTCGATCCGCACGTCACGGGATCGTGCGTTATCACCCTGGCGATAGTCGAAGCCGAGATGTTGCTAGCCCTACTGAACCGCTGGCTCTAGCTCCACCGTCTGCCTTGTGGCGGCGTGCGATCCTGCGGCAGGCCGGCCTTATTCCACTTCGATCCGACGCAGCTCGGGTGGTATAGCTTGCCCCCACGGAATGCTGTGCCGGTCTTCCCGCAACCGCAACCGCACCGCTTGGTGCCGTCCCTGAAATCTCTAGCAGCGTCTTTCAGTTTGTCGCCTACCGACTTCTTAGGCACGTTCTTGGACCGCTCAGCCATCTTGCGTTCGTACGGGTGCCGGGTCCACGCGTCAATTCCCATGTCATCGCCTCACGTTGTGCCGGCACCGGCAGTCGTTACTAGTCGCTAGCCCGAGGCATATCGCATTGTTGGCGTACCTGAGACTTGTGCCCAGTGAGTCAGGACGGAACTGGTACCTGCAGGTAGGCCAGTCTTTAGGCGTCTGGCCTCCCGGCTTCTCCTCGTGCCTCACTTGCCCTCGATCCTGGGACTGTCAGCCTCGTGCTGGTGCACGCCGTGCGCGCCGCCACCAGCACCGGCATGACCGCAGCCGCAGCAGTGCGCCTTGCCATCGGCCAGCGGATTGCGGCGCCGCCACCGTTTCATCTGCGGCCGTTTTCCCTCGTGGTCCCAGCTCTTGGCCATCAATGAATCCGTCCCTGCCACGTCCCAGATACCGATCTACCGCCCCCTCGGCCACCGCACAGCGAGGACAGCAGGATCACGATGCCGACCACGGCCAGGAGAGGCAGCACTGTGGAGACCGCCGTAGCCGCCGCGGTGGCCAGCGCCAGCACCACCGACACCACCCACCAGCCGAGCAGCACAGCGACCACTAGGCCACCCAGCAGAATTGCCGGCCTCCCGAGGCTGTAACGGCGCCTGGCGGGCTCGCTGCCCTGCGGCCGTGTGACCGGGTGCACCGTGGCGTAGCGCGGCGCTGAGGCCCTGCGGCCAACGTTGTCGACCACGTACCGACTCGGGTCATGGCCCTCGAAGTACCCGGGTTGCTGCGCCGGCACGAGCTCGCCACCGTGCGAGCGCAGCGCGCTGGCCACCGCGGCGACGCCTGCCGCACGCATGAACGCCTCGATATCAGCCTGATCACTTTGCACGCTCACTGGGATCACTCCTACTTCCTGGTCTAAGTCCGTGGTTATTGGCACACGTTGGGCACAACGGTTCCCACCGACCAGCACCGCGCCAGCCAGTTATTCCGCATGAGGTGGTGAGCGGCGGATGGCCGCTGCCGGGTCTAGGTACTACGTGCTGCATTCAGATCACCCCTAGCCACAGCAATCCGAAACCCATAAGGCCGAGCATTACCCCGATGCCCACGGCGGCCATCTTGATCGCGGGCATGGCCAGCCTTAGTCCGGCTCGCGTCCGGTGCTGCCATATGCGGAACTTCTCGAAGGCGATGCCGACAACGATGCCGATACCAATTCCGAGGAAGATAAGTAGCCAGTTGACTGTTGTAGCCATGATCCCCCGATCCTTTCTGCCTGGTTTCCATACCACGTGACGGTGGACCCGTCCTCGCTGTAGCGCCATCCCGCAGTAGCCCGGCCGCGCCAGTCGGCAGCTGCCACCAACGCCGCGACACCACCAGCTGCGGCAATTTGTGACATGAGGGCTTTCATCTCCCATGGCGGTATCCGCTTAGGGTTGGCCATGTTCAGTTTGATGTTGGCGGCCGGCGCCAGCTTGAGGACTCGGCCGGCCTCCCGGATATCAAGCCAGTTGCTGGTCACCCGGGTACGTCGGTAGCTCACTCGCCAGTCGGTAATCAGCGGAGCCCATACCTTGGCCGGCTCACCGTTGGGTGACCCGTAGAGGTGCTGGCGGCGCCGCGTTTCCGGCTTCTGGCGGGTCTGCCCTACGTACAGACAAATGATCCGAATGACCCCGCGTAGCAGTGCCCTCGGGTCATAACCCCAGAATTCATAGAGCGCACCTGGCCGGCGCCAGCGCGTGCGCCGCCTAGTCATTTGTTGTCTCTCTCGGGCACCCACGGTTTGCCGGCCTTGGCGTTGCATGCACCGCAGTTCGGGATGCAGTCTTTGCGCCACTTAGGTGACTCCCCTAACGCAGCGCCGCAGATGGCCGTCCCCCTGGGATTGCCGTCAGTTCCTGGCCTAGATCTGTGAATCATCTGTCACTCCTAACTCTCGTCGGCATACGTCGCAACTCAGGTAGGGCACGCCGTCCGCTATAAGCTCGCAGCGCGCCGCGTTGTGGCAGTAGTGGCGGGTGAACCCGGCCATCTCGCAGACGCCCTCGGGAACGTAATCGAGGTCGCGCATACGAATGTCGGGCACGTGATGCGCCACGGCCGTGATCACGATTCCCACCTCTTACGATCTTCTCCGCTAAGAATCTTGGCAGCTCTGCGTGATTCCTCGGGCGTGCGCCACTGATCGCGCTGGTTTAAGCCATAGCCGCAGGGGATGCACCGCTTGCCGCTAGGCGCGTTAAATGCGGTCTGCTCGTGGCAATTAGGGCACTGACACCAGCTCATGACTGCCCCCGACGCTTTCGATCAGCCAGCGAAGCGCACCATGCTGCGCTCTGGCGCCAGCGAGCCTGATCTTGCTGAGACCAGAATCCCTCGCTGTACTTCTGGCGGTATCCTTCTGCAGCTTGATCCAAATCGTCTGATGACGCGATGGCATCGAACCAGTGAAAGTGCTTCTGTGAGTACGTCATGCGGATGCACCTACCAATTCTCCTGAGTGAGCGTCAAACTCTTTTTGACACTCGACACACACGTGCACGAGCTCATCTAGCGCGGCCTGCTCGATCTCGGTCACGTCTATGTCGTCATCCCCGAGATCAAGCGTTATCGGAGTGCCCTTGTCGTGTTTGACCGCGTCGCGGTACATCGCTGACCACACTGCGATCTCGCCGGCTACCCGGTCACGCTCGGAGTCTTCTAGATAGAACGACCGGTACTTGATCGGTCGACCACTAGCCGGGTCAGCCATGTATCCGATGCCGGCGAATGCATCACCCACTGGGATCTCGTGTGCCGGGTAGGTCTTGGAGTTGCCGAGGATGGTCTTGACCATCTCATCGCTGCCGACACGTAGGCAGGTCACGTAGGCGAACAGATCCCTAATCAGCCCGATGGCCTCTTTCTGGGTGAGCTGGGTGCAAGCAACGACACTGAAACCCGCTGCTCGACACTGGGACAGAAAGACCAAGAAAGCCTTGAGCGCAGGAACATCCTTACCGTTGATCTTCACTACGTTCTTGGCGCCGGCCATCATGGCGATAACCGTCACCAGTTCGTCAATGACCATCACGTCCAGCGGCCATTGCTCATTGCCGGGCACCCACTTGCGCTTGCCCGCAGACTTGAGACTGTGTTGCTGCGCAGCCATGGCGGCGATGGCCTCCTCTAGGAAGCGGCACCACTGCGTAGGGTCTGCCTCATAGCGGTATGCCAGCCCATCGAGGTTGAAAAACTCTTGCCCGCCTTTCGGGTCATAGACGCGCACCCGAAACGGCAACTTCTGCCGGCACAGCTCGTGCAGCAGCGCCCAGCACTCCGAGGACTTACCGGCGCCCGGTGCCCCGGCCATCAGGTTGGGCATTCGGGCATCTTTAGTTACCCAGTTGCCGTCAGAGTCTTTGCCGATGGTGCACAAGCCGGTGGGGGGTAGGGGGGCAGGAGGAAGTTGGGAGGGACGAATGACCGCGGCGAAAGGGTCAGTTTTGATGACACGGAGCTCCGTGAGGTAGGGACGCCCGGGCGCCGGACCCACGATCAGATCCAGCGCGCGCCAGCGAGCCTTGAGCACCGTGGCCTGATCACCCTCGAACGCACTGGCGCCGGCCCCGATGTTGCTGCCGTCCACGGTGAGCGCGAGACCTGCCGGTGTGAAGCGGACGCGGTCGCGTCCCCACCGCTTGAGCCTGGGCACCTTGCGACCGCCCGGGTGAGTTCTCGGGCTGTGTAGCGCGTCCTCGATCTGCACCGTCTCGAACAGCTTGGCGCGGTGCATAGTACCGGCCCACGTCAGTCGGATCTTGGTGCGTAGGTAGGCAGATTTGGCGGTGGTGACTATGCTTGACATGCGCGTTCGCATGTCACCCCCTAGTGCCAAGATCATCAGCGCCCAGAACACGGCGACGACGGGGGCAGCACCTAGCAACGCCCAGATGATCAGGACGGCGATCGAGCTCGACAACGGCGCCCGAACCACCACGGCGAGCAGGTACCAGGGCACCGCGTGGGCGCGACGCCATACCGCAATCAGCCCGGCGTTCATCGCACAGCCCGCAGACTGACGGCACCCTCGGAACGGGCGTCGGCGATTCGCCGGGTGGCGGTCCGTGGGCTCACGTTCAGCCGCTGCGCTATCTGCCGGTGGGACAACCCGTCGTCTAACCAGCGGCGCACGTCATCGAGGCTGGCGCTTGAGCGCCGTTGTCCCGACCCTGACGATTCAACTTTCGGGCGTGGTGGCGCTACTTCTCGGGCTAGCTGTGGCGCAGACTCGGGCGGTGCGGTGGGCTCAATTTGTGGCGGCGCTGCTGGCATCGGCAGCTGTGCTGTGTCTACTGCTGGTAGCGATAATTCTGGCGCCATGGCTGGATCACTGACCGGCTCTGCTTCCCTGACCGCCCTGGCTCGGATGTGCACAGCCACTGTGGCAATGGCTGGTGGAAGTCCACCCACGACGAATGCCAGCGCGACTGCCCAGCTGGCATGACCGATCGTGATGGCCCCGTGATAGCTGGCCTGAGCTAGGACCGCGGCCACGCCAACCGCGTAGAGGTTGTTCCGAGCGAACCTGGCCAGGCTGGCGCTGATGCCTGGCCATAGCCAGGTGGTGAGCGCGGTGACTAGGTAGCCATCGACGCAGAACGGCAGCGCCACCGCCAGCGCGCCAAAGCCGGCCAGCTGGCCGAGCGCCAGCCACGTGCTGAACGACAGAACAAAGCTGGCCAGGATGGCTACCCAGCACGCGGCCGTGCTGACTTGCCGCATGTCCATCATTCCCACCTCTTAGCTTTTGTCCACGGCTCTGCTGCTGGCACACGCAGTGGCTCAGGGCTCCTAGACCTGTCGTTATCGGCACCCGTGTCGACGGAATCCCAGCCAGTTGGATTGGCGGCGCGGCGAGCAAGCTCCTCGCGTAGCCACTCAGGAATGCTCACGACGTAACCCCGTTCCATCGCTGCTCGGACTCGCGTGGCTGGCTAGGTGTCCAGTTGCCCCATGCGGCCCGCCGCTTGGCTCGCTGCTCTGGTGTGTTGCGTCGCCAGGCTTGATCGTTCTTAGTGCTGATCTCGTGCTCGCCGTTGGTAGTCATCGGGATTCGCCTTCCTCGTGCGGGCCATCGGCGCGGGCATCGAGCTCCGCAGCGGACGGCGTCGTGATGCCTTCGGCCAGGAATAGGTCAGCCCAACGTTGGCCGCTGCGCTGCACGATTCCTGTGGCGTCGTAGATCTGCCGCCAGCTCATGCCGCGGTCGCGCATGGCCCAGACGATTGCGCCAGCCCGCTGGGCATCGGCGTGCATGATCCGGTGGTTAATGCTGTGCTTCTGGGCTACCAGCCGGCCAGCTTGGCTCAGCTGCCGGGACAGCCTCGGGCTATCGAGGTCCACATACTCGGGCACCAGCTCACCGAGCACTGCAGCGAGCTGGTAGCGCCGTGTTTCCTCGGGGGAGGGTTGCGTCATGCAGGCAGCTTAGCACCGTGCTTAGCACGTCGCGCAAGTCTGGGCAGCAGAGTGCCCCCTAGGTGAAAGTGACCACGAGGTCCTAGGGGGCACTCTGGCGGGTTCGTCAGGCAACGATCCGCAGTGTTCAGGCTAGCGGGGCAGGCCGCGGTGCACTCTGCTAGCGGGAGTGCGTAGACACGCTAGATCCTGCCCCGGGGGTATGTTAGCCCAAGCTCACAGACGTTCGCCATTAGATAGGTTGTTCAGTGCGATGGCACATCGGCGCGCAATCATCCGAGCTCTGTCCGCGTCACCAATATCGCCGATGGCTTCATTGTAGGACAGGTTATATAGTATCTCGCTAGCTGAAGCTAGACAGGCCATCACTAAGGACTTTAGTGACGCATCAGCATTCATCGGCTCACCAGATAGGTGCGCATCCAGTTTACTGACCAGTGCTCCACAGTCAGAGGATGTTAAGCTACCTCCTCGAATGGCTACATTCGACAACGCATTCCTTAGTGCAATCCACATATCCGTGTTCGTATTTTCGTTCACGCTGCTTCCTTCCCACACATCTGAGAGAACTTGACTAAGCTATCGATAACGTGCTTCATCTCGATGCGGACCGGGAACGTCGACCACATGCCTGGCGGCGTGAACGGGTCAATCCCGAACAGCAGAGCACCGAGGATGTGCCCCGGCATGTGTACCCAGCACTCTCCGACATCAGCATGGCCAGCTCGCTTCTCCACAACTAAAGCAATCGCGTCGCCGTTAGCGTTCGCTTGCGCTTGTGCCTCGGCCATTACGCTGACCAAAGCGTTACCGGACAGCCCGCGGGGGTGCGACTTCACTACGTCTTTGGCCTGAGTGCAGATACCCGGCACGCCCTTGAGGTCTCCAAGGTCGGGATCGTTGTCCGAGGAGGTGCGCCAGCCGGTGACAACCCGACGCTTTGCATCGAGCAGTCCGTGAGCTCGGTAGTAGTTGGCCACGGCTCGCTCGAACCGCAGGCCCTTGTCTCGGTTAGCGTTGGGCATTGTGCACCTGCACCCGGTGAAGTGCATATTTGGTGCGTGTGTTCGACGGTTGCCAGCCGTCCTCGGCTCCTAATCCGCCTAAGTAATGTCCGCATGCACACCAGGTAGATGAACGCTGCTTAATCATCCGGTGACCGGGTGTCTTGAAAGTAGCCATCGTGGTTCGCCCCTAATTGAAAGCGGTGCCGAGCGTGTGGTGTTCGCCCGGCACCGCTGGCCTGATTACTGCTGTGGTGTGTACTGGTAGGGGTTGTTCGGGTCTTGCTGCTGTTGCTGACCCTGCGGAGGTCCGTACGGTCCGTTCTGCGGCGGCTGGCCGTTACCGTTGGGTGCTTGCTGCTGGTACTGCTGCTGACCTTGAGGAGGTCCGTATGGTGCGTTTTGCTGAGGCTGCTGGTAGACGGGTTGACCTTGTGGCGCTTGCTGCTGGTATTGCGGAGCTCCGCTCGGTGCTGGCTGCTGCTGGTAGACGGGTTGACCTTGTGGCTGCTGGTATTGCTGTTGACCCTGCGGAGCCGGCTGGTACTGAGGCTGTTGGCCCTGAGGCTGATACTGAGGCTGACTCTGCGGCGCCGGCTGATACTGAGGCTGTTGACCTTGTGGAGCTGGAGCTGCCCCGTTGCCATTAGTCGCAGCGGCCTGGCCTCCCGGGTTCTCATCAGCAAGCATGCCTTGAGCATTGGCCGGTGGCGCTGGCACGAACCCAGCAGCGAACAGCCGAGTGGGGTCGGCACCCTTCTTAGTCTTGCTGGAATCTAGCCCAGTAGCGGCGAAGTAGATCTGTGACCCGACTGCGCCAAACCCACCACCGGCGGCCTTGACCGCTCGGGTGATCTCGCCATACATCGAACCGGGATGCATCCCGTTCTTTTTGATATACAAGCGGCGGATACCGTCGTCAAAGTCCCCGTTATCCCGCTCGTTGGTTTGCAGCAGAACAACGATCTGCTTTTTTTCTCCACCGTTGTCCCAGAACTGCGGCTCACCGGTATCGAAGTCCCGCTGTTGTTCCTCGGTCGGGATCTCCAGTACGGTGCCACCTCGCCATCGCAGTTGCCCATCCTGGCCGGGTAGCCACCTGGCCTTAAATTCGTCCAACTTGCCCCAGTTGATATTAGATGCCCCACCTAGCAAGCTATCGGCGTTTGCCGGCTGCGTCATAGCTGTGTTCCTTTCAGTGATCATCGTGGTTAGTTCGCGTGGTTCGTGGCGCTACGGGGTCGCTCGTGTCGAGTACCTGCGTAGCCCAGTAGGAATGCGCGACCCTCCCAGCCATCAGCCGATCTCTATTCCGCTCACAGTCACCTCCATGCTATGCCATGCTATCACAGGTTATGCCTGGTTACTTAGAAGGGTGCACCATCGCTGCCAGAGCTCAACGAGCTCGACAGCTCTGCCGCTCGCCGGTCTGCTGCCTCCCGTACGTTTCCCGTCCACGACCCCGGACCGTAGGTGGTAGTCCAACGCTGATAGATGCTGTTGAGCACGTCGTGGTTGGTGGCGCTGGCGATGTCTCGGATGATCTGATCAGCAGTCAGGTCGATGACCGGCTGGCCGGGCGGCTGGTCCGGCACGGGGCCGTCTAGCCCTGCCTCAGCCTTGGTACGCGGGTGCCTACCCTGGCCGTTGGCTGATGCCTCGGGAGGCTCAACGGCGCTGCTGCCCGGCGTGGCCGTGACAATCCACTCGGCCAGCCACTTGCGGTGGTGCGCGAGATCAGTGCACCCGAGGGTGCCGGCCCACAGCTGCAGCCGGCTCTTATCGTTCTTGCGGATCTCTAGGATCTCGTTCACGCGGACATCTGCGTCAATGCCTGGGTGCGGCCGAGGAGTGACTACAGCAGCTTTGGCTTGGCCGTTGAGCTCTGCCATCGCCTCAGGCCCTGTGTCGCCGGTAGCGATGGCCTGGTCGACCATTGCGCCTACCGTTGCCGCTACACCCGTCATTGAGTTGACTACCCCGGCAATTACGTCCCGACTAACCGGGTGCAGTGGTGGTGACGGTGGAAGGGACGCCGCTGGCTTAGGTACCCAGTCGCCACCCACGATGTACGGGTGCATGAGTCCCTTGACCTTGCGCAGCGCGCGGGTCTCCATCGCCACTCGGGCAGCGGCCCAGCCGACCTCGATGTCGATGCGGTCGATGTTGACCTCGAACGTCTCCCGGTCGATGCGGATGACCAGCGCGTAGTCCGTACGGAACGGCGGCATGGCCTCGAACTGGCCAGTTTCGTAATTCATCATGGCGTCTGAATTTACGTAAGTTGCCAGCTGCGTGGCGATGGATAGCTCGCTGCGCCTCGGATCGTTAGCAGTTTTCTTGTCGCCCAGCACATAACCGCCATTGTATTCAGTGTAACCGTTGTCGAATGTGCCGGCACAACCGTAGCGAGAGCACAGCACACGGCGCTCGATGAGCTCGGGCACAGCGTTTAAGCCCTTGCGGTCTAGCTCCGCTAGGTAATTATGGATCAAGGTCTTAAAATGCGGGTGGACATCAGTCATGTCCTCGCCGGCATCGACTCGGGCCAGAATGTTGTGGTAGGCAGTCCCGAGATTGGACCCCTCATCGTTGCCGGCAACGATCTCAGCCTTGGCTACCACCTCATTGATGGTGTCCTTATCGTCCATCGGCACAGCGGCCAGGCGCAGAACCAGATCAGGACGCTGGGCTAGAGCCCACGCCACTCGGCCGGTACGCCACACGCCTATACCGAAACCGTCATCTAGCGTCTTGGCCACAGTGGTCACGTGTGTGTATTCTTTGGCGCTTCCGTTACTCGTGGGCAGTATCAACCGATTGAACCTGCCGGTAGGGACAGTGGGGGCATCGTTGGTAATGATGTCGTCTTCCAGCAACGCATCTGCGTTCGGTGCGGTCATCGCGGTCTCGCTTTCTAGTGGTTGTTTCGTTTGTTAGGAAGCTCTTAGTCGTTGGGTTCAGGATCTGGCAGGTCGTTACACATCATTGCCATATCTATGAACACGTTTGCGAGATCTTCCCGATCGAATGATGCAGCGTTAGGAATCCAGAATGTGATAGCCGATCTATCGTCATCGCCGGGCGCATGGTGCAGCACGTCGGGGGACGCAAGGTACATACGGACGGCGTGATAAACGATGCCGGTATCCGCGGTCTTGGTGACGTGTTCGATCTCTTTGGTCAGTTCCTGGGAGTAGACGTTGATCCTCATGGTCGTTGCTCCAATCTAGTTAGTTTAATCCTCATCTATCCCCGCATGTCGGACACCTAGGGTCGTATCCACTGCCGCAGGTGCACAACCTGACCAACTCCCTGTTAATTCGTTTAGTGGCTCGCTGTGCCGCCGGCCCGCCTATCCTGACGAACCGTTGGCACTGGTCGCATGTCCTGAAATTGTGATTGCGTGGCCGTCCGTGCGGGTGCGGGTGAGGTATCGGCAGCTGTTTAGGCATCACGCGCCTCAGCGCACATTTGGGCTAGGGCTACCAGAGCGTGCGCCATCGCACGTAACGAGTAGGTGTCACCCTCCTCGGTGGTAGCCACGTCTTCACCCTGCTCTAGCGCCTGGCTAGCAAAACGGATATTCGTCAGTGGCCCTACTAGATCTTCCATAGTCATACTCCTATCCTGGCCAGTAGGCCGTTAGCGATCTTGACACTGATTGCGTCGGACAGCTGAGCTTTGGTCATCCCTTCTGGAGTAATCCCGAGGGTGAGCGCATATGCCTCTTGCTCTAGAGAGGCAGGTTTATTGCCCTGGCGCCAACCAGCGCGCTTATCTGCTACCGAGTCATCCTCGGCCAGCGCAAGATCACTGCCCTGCTCTAGCGCCTCATCAGAAGTAAGTCCGCTGGCCACCCACTTGCCCGGACCGTGGCATCGGCACGTTTGCTTATGCTTACCAAACCGACCAACGCCATACTCCCCATCTTTCAAGGCGACAAAATAGGTGTGATCCCGAGTCTGCACGAACGGGATGCCTCGGTTGGTGGTCAGCCAGCGCGCGTCGGTTCCGGCGAATAGATCAACTTCTGTCACGCCTTCGATCTTCTTTGCCGTCCTCGGGATGGGTACCTGAGGCCCTTTATCCTCCTCTCGCTCACATACGCAGTTGCGGTAGTCACAGTCCTGATACGGGCACCCATCGCATTCGTCGCACCGTTCCCGGCCGCACACGAGGCATGGGTATTCGACCTCTTTGGCCTCGGGGGTAAGGCTAAGGTCGACTACCGAGCGCAGGTCTTTGTCGTCACACACACCGACAAAATCGAGGATCAAACCACGCTGCTTGCCTGGCCACGGCCGCAGGATGCGACCTACTTGCTGCGTGAACATCAGCTGGCTGCGAGTCGGGCGCACCATCAGCGCGACTTCGCACCGCGGCGAGTCCCAGCCTTCCGCCAGCGCGGTGCAGGTGCCTAGCACCTTGGTAGTGCCGGTGTCGAAGCTGGCGAATGCCCATTGCCGGGCGGCCTTGGTGGTGCCGGCTATCACGGCCTGAGTGGGTATGCCAGCTACTCTCATTCCGTCTAAGAAGTAGTTACAGCTGGCCTGCGTTGGGGCGAACAGCACAGCCGGCTTACCCTCGGCAAACTTGTGATAGCCGTCGATCACGGTCTGCAGCAGATCATCGACCATGACCAGCTCCTGCAGATCTCGCTCGACGTAGTCCCCGTAGTGCTCGGAGTCTTTGTTCTTGATAGTGCGAACACTCGACATATCGAGCTCACCACCCAGCTGGATGGCCTCGGGCCGGACTAGGAACCCATTGCGCACTGCCCACTTCATCGACCGCTTAAAAGCGATCCGCTGCCACACGTCGCCCAAACCAAGCCGGTCGCCGCGCTGCCAGGTTGCGGTGAAGCCGGCCAGGAAACCACGACCACCCGGCACAGCTCCTACGTGTTCGTAGTAGTCCCGGTAGGTTGGGGCCACTGAGACGTGAGCCTCATCGACAATGGTCAGGTTTGGGGCAATGATCTGCCGCAGCCGCTCGGGCGACCGCAGCGTGTGAACTGAGGCCACGATGATCGGTGCGTGAACGTCGTTGCGGTCAGCTTTGACAATCCCGAGGGCTGAGGCCGGGACAACCTGGCTTAGCTTTTCGTATGCCTGCTTTACCAGGGTGTCTCGGTGTACCAGCACGATGACCCGATTGCCCTTGGCGTGAGCGTCTTGAGCCATCGAGCTGAATATCACCGTCTTGCCGGTGCCGGTCGGAAGGCTGACCCCTAGACGGTGCTCGCCGCCAGCGAACCCGGCCCGCAGCGCGGCTTTGGCCTCAAGCTGGTACTTGCGTAGTTTCATGACTCGATCCGGCGCGGCCGGGTGGCGTGGTTAGCGACGTTGCCGAACATGACCACTGCTGCCTCGATCCGGCCGCAGTCCCGGCAGTAGAACTTGCCCCGGAGCTCCACAGTGGCGATTTGACCGCAGCGGCCGTCAGTAAAAATCTTTGAGCACAGATCACCAATAGGCATGTTGGCAGCTCCTCGGTAGCTGGTGGGCGACAGGCACAGCCTAGCATAGTCAGGCGTAGCGGGTGCTAGTGTGACCCCATGCGAGTCATAGATACCGAGCTCGGAGTGCCGCTGAATATCGTGTCGACGCCCAGCGACGCGGCCGCGCTGTGGGACTGGTTGACGCCGTACCGCCAGCGCGGTGACTGGCTGGCCTGGGACGGCGAGACGTGCGGGCTGACCGATGAGATCACGCCGTGGCACCCAGCGTTCTGGCTGCGCACCGCTCAGATGTCGGACGGCCGTACCGGCTGGGTGATCCAGAGCGAGAAGCCCGGCATGCTCGACGTCACTCGGACCATCACGGCTGCGCACCCCCGATGGGTGGCGCACTTTGCCGAGAACGACATCAGATTTGCTGACCGCGGCGCACCGGGCAGCGTGCACACCGACTGGGTAGACCCGCACTTCGCCTGCAGCCAGGTCGCGCTGGCCTGGTACGACCCGAGGACGGTAACCGGCACGGATATCTACTCGGCCAACGAGCGGCTTGTCTGGTTGCCTAATGGTCTCAAGCCCTCGGCCAGCCGGGTACTCGGTACGGAAGTCGGGTCAGTGCTATCCAAGGCCGCTAGCACGATGTATGACAAGTTTAAGGACTTGGCACCGAAAGACCACAAGAACATTAAAGCAGCCAAGACTTGGGGGTTTACTAACATCAGTGTCGATGACCCTGACTACCTGCGCTACGGCGGATTAGACGCGGTCATTGAATGCCGTATGTGGTATAAAATGATGGCCGAGCTGCAGTCTCGTGGTCAGTGGCCGCAGGTTATTCCTTACTTGCGTCGGCAGTGGCACATCGACCTCATGACATTGCGCGGATTCCCTACTGATCTGGAGTACGCCAAGTGGCTCGACGCTCAGCTGAGGCAAGTGGTGCTAGACCACATCGTGTTGCTGGCCGAGCACCGAGTCAACATCAGTGGCATGGGTGACAGCGTCGGAGAGGCTTTTAATCGTTTAGGTGTGCGGTCCACCCGCAAGACTAGTAGTGGCGCGGACTCGTGGGATGGCCAGATGCTGAACCTGATCATTGAGAACGAGCACCTGGCCACCACGCCGGACCATCACCGAGCGGCCGAGCTGGCTCGCGCGCTGAACCTCGTGCGCAAGTCCACCAAATTCCTCAGCGCCTACGTCAAGCCGATGATCTTGGCACACCACGGCGACGGCCGGGTGCACTGCTCGATGCGCGAGATCGGCTCGGTCACTTCCCGCAAGAGTGCCGCACGGCCGGCTCTGCTGCAGCTCCCCAAACGCACAGACAAGCGAGTGCGTGCCGGCTACGTGGCGCCGGACGGCTGGGTAATCGTGACCTGCGACATGCGCCAAGGCGAGCCCAGAACCATGGCCGGCGGCTCGGGTGATCCCGTGCTGCAGCGCGACATCGAGGCCGGCGACTTCAACAATGCTATTGCCGCTCGGACCTACGGTGCGAAGTTCAATCCCGAGGAGATCGAAGACCCCGGCAAACCCGGATACCACTACCGGCAGCAAGCAAAATTTGGGTTCCTGGCACACTGCTACACCTGTGGCATCGAGAAGCTGGCCGGGCTGCTCAAGGTCGACAACGCAGAGTCTAAGCGCATCCGCGATAAGTGGCGGTCTGATTACAGCGTGCTCACAGCGTTTGAGAAGAAGCTTAATCAGCAGCAAGCGATAGTGCTGGAATCCGGCTGGGTTGCCCCGCTGTGGGATCGGTACCTGCTCACCAAAGACGGTCTGCGTTGCGGACACAAGCCCTCGCGCCTCGGGCTCAACGTCTACACACAAGGCAACCAGGCTGTACTGCTGAACATCGCGATAGACCGGCTCATCGACTGGGGTTGGTCATGGGCTCTGGTGCTCTTTGTCCACGATGAGGTGGTGGGGTTGGTGCCCGAGGGTCTAGCGGAGCAGTTTAAGGCCGCATGCAACGCTGCGATGACAATGGATTTTCACGGATTCCCGATCCGGTGCAAGGCTGGTATTGAGGGTCGGTCATGGATGCCACAAGAGGGATTTGATCGCAATGAGGCAGTCGAACTTATCAACACGACAGGAGCGTGACATGCCTGAGCCACTAGAACATTGCGAGGCAGGACACACGTTTATCTGTCTTTGCAACACTACAGAGTTTAACTGGCGACGTGGCGACCCGTTACGGGGACTCAAACCGGCTAAGCCTTGGCAACCTAAGAATGACGAAAGTCCCCCGGCAGAACCAGGGGACTGACGTGTCGTCGCGTTCAGAACTACCGTCATGCCAGCGGGTGCCGGCACTTGATCCAAGGTACCAGCAGCGGCAACCAGGTGCAACGAGGTGTAACGAGGGCTAGCCTAGTTGAGACACTAGTGCCAGGAGGCATGATCGTATGGAGCACTACACACCGATAGGCATGCGCCTGGCGACCGAGCTGCCTGGCCCCATGCTGGACCGGATAGCTCGCTACTCGGCTGGCATCGCTGTGATGACCGGCGAGCCGGTGACCATCCGTGGTACCACCACCCGAGGGGTGTACTACTGCCGGGAGCTCTGCCAATTCGATCATGCCGGGTCGGTGGTGGTGCTGCCGGATGTGATGTTGATCGAGCTGGTGGCCAACGGTGCGGCGATTCCTGACACCCAGACCATCGAGCTAGCCGAGGGTCGCACGGCGTTTATGTACGCGGTGACGGGTCAGCACACCACACGGACTTGACAAGCAAACGGGGCACCAGCTGCCAACCGGTGCCCCGTACCCACCACTAGGAGCGAATCCACGATGATTCACCACCAAGCTAACACACTGCCAACCACTCTAGCCGAGCGATTTGCGCGCTTCCATGCGGACTCCCCGCAGGTGTACGACACGCTCTGTACTTTAGCTAGACAGTGGGTAACCGTGACCGGACGGCGCCGGCTGGGCATTGCCACGCTCTATGAGCGTGCTAGGTGGGAGCTCGCCATATCCACCAGCGACCCTGACTTTAAGCTGAACAACAGCTATCGTGCGTACTACGCGCGGCTGATCATGGTGCAGGAGACTGATCTGCGTGGTCTCTTTGAGATACGCAAATCCGAGGCCGATGAGTCCATTGGTCGCATACCGCACCTGGTTCGCCGGGGTCTGCTGTGAGCGCCGCGATCCCGATGCCGCTCACCCAGCCAGAAGTAACCAGGGCTCTGGAGATTGCTCGGGCGATGGCCGCTGCCGGCGTGCCGATTTTCGTCGCTGCGCCGTGCGCTGGTGATGCCTGCACTGCGGAGTGCCATCGGCGCCACGGCGCTGCCGGCGTCAAGGCGGGCTACCACCTGCCGGCGCGCTGGGAGTCCACAGTGGCCGTTCCGGAAGTCGTCAATACCTGGTCACCAGGCATGGCCCTGTGCGCCGTGGGTGGCCACGTCTGTGACTTCCTCGACGTCGACCCGCGCAACGGCGGTCTAGCGAGCTCTGAACAACTGTGGCAGGCCGGGCACTGGCCAACCTGCTACAGCACGGCACACACGCCGTCAGGGGGCACGCACAGCATCATTCAGCCGCTAGGCCGGGGCAAGGGTGAGCTCGTTGCCGGCGTCGACTTGCAGGGAGGCAGGCCGGACGGCACTGGCCGCGGGTTCGTGTTCATCGCTCCCACCGTTCGCCGCTCGAAAGTCGACGGCGTCGCCCGGCCTTACCGGTGGGGTGTTGAGCCGGATCTCGCGCTGCTGGCGCAGTGCCGCGGTGAGCAGTCCGGCGCCGCGCTGGCCAAGCTGATGCCCGAGAAGCTGACCAAGGTCAAACCTCGACTCGAGTCGGCTGATGCGCTGCTCGGTATCGGCGTTGAGCAGCACACCGTGGGGTCGGCTTACCGGACTATCAACACCAAGGCCGCAGAGGTCACGGGCCACATCACGTCCCGAGGGTGGGGCGGATTCCGCGACACGCTCAACGGCGCTGCCTACACCCTTGGTGCCTACGTCGGTTCGGGATTCATGACCGAGGAGCAAGCGACGCGGGTTCTCACTGGCGCCATCACGGCGGCCGGCGTGCCTACGATCTACGACGAAAATCTGCGGACCATCGAGGTCGGGATCTCTGATGGGGCCAAGCACCCCATCGCAGTCGTGGTGGAGCGAACTCAGCGCCCTTTTGACGCTACGGGTCAGGCCAGTGGTTCCCAGAACCTGCCTGAGGGTTTCTGGGCTGCTAGAGCGGCACACAAGCACATCAGGGATGCTGCGCACTGCCGAGCCCGCAGTGCCGATGCCGTGTTCGGCGTGGTGCTGGCGCGGCTGAGCTCGATGGTCGACGGCAGCGTGCGGGTAGACACCGGCATCGGCTCACCTACCGCGCTGAACACCTACTCAATTCTGCTGGGTACCGCGGCGGCCGGGAAGTCGACTGCAGCGGCGCTGGCTCGTGAGTTGTTCCCGCCGCTGTTCGACAACGACTCCATGGAGCACCCCCTCGGCAGCGGGCAGGGTGTGGCCGATGCGTTCGGCGCTGTGCACGAGGGTGTGTGGCAGCAGAACGCCGGCAAAGCGTTCTTCTACTCCGATGAGGGCGCGTCGCTGCTCGCCAGCGCCAAACAGCGCGAGTCGACCACCCTGGCCACCATTCGTCAGGCGTGGACGGGCGGCATGTTCGGGATGAAGAATGCCACGGCCGAGCGCAATCGCCGGGTCGTGAACTACTCAATGGGCATGTGGGTTGGCCTGCAGCCCACTCACGCGGCCGAGCTGTTCAGCGATACCAACGTCGATGACGGCACGTTGCAGCGGTTCCTGTGGTTTGCCACAGCTGATGAGCAGATCCCCGAGGGGAGGCCCGTCGACAGCTCGGTGACGCCGCTACCACTGGATCTGGGCAACGTGTGGTCGCAGCAGCCGGTGCGACTGCCTGAGCAGATCAAAGATCAGATCTGGGCCAACGAGGTGGCGGTGGCGCGCGGCAAGGTCGTACCGGACCCCGGGCAGCGGCATGGCCAGCTCAAGCGGATACGGGTGGCCTGCCTGCTCGCCATCCTCGACGGCCGGCGTGATGTCGACTTCGAGGACTGGGATCTAGCAGGGGTCGTAGTGGCCACCAGTGAGGCTGTAGCGGGCTCGGTGCGGCTGGCGAGTGTGGAGCGAGCGGCGCGGGCTGAGGAGGCTGCAGCGGCCAAACGGCACCGTGCTGCTGATGCCGATGAGCACCATGCAGAACGCAAGACGCAAGACAAGATCAATAAGATGGTCGAAGCGGTTGTGGCCCGAGTGGCTGAGAAGCCCGGGACGGCACGCGCCACGCTGGTCCGCAACTACTCAGACCGGGTGCTCGCTGATGCCGCTATCGCGCAAGCGGAGTCCCGAGGGTTGATCGAATCCAGACCAGGAGTCAAGCATGGGCACACGTTGTGGTTACCAAACGCTACGTAATCTGGGGCAAACCTGGGTTACCCGGGGTACCACAGGTTTGTTGGGTGTCTGGGGTGATCAGCCTCCCGAGCGTGCACATCGAGAGAGATGATCTTGTATATATATATAAGGCCAGGTCAGAGGCTGTAAATAATATATTTGAGGCACCCTCGGGATAATAATATATATTTCACGAACGGGTGAACGAAACCGGGTTTTGACAGAAAGGGGTCCACCACAGGTTCGCCACCACAGGTTCGCCACCACAGGTACAGAGAGTAATCTTTGCCAGTTACCTCAATTAGGTAATGATCATGCGTCCTAGGAGACATGCCCCCTTGGACGCTCGGACACAAGATCGCTGAACTTGCCATCGCGCTAGCTTGTGTGCTAGTGCTCGCTTACTACGGAAGCAGGACACGATGAGGATTCTCAAGATCGCGGTATGGGTGGTGGCGCTGGCCGCCATCCTGATGATCAGCGGCCAGATGCCAGGCGCCTCGGGGACCGCCCTTGCTTGTGGTTCGTCGCCGGGCTTCTGCCCTAACCCGCCAAACCCCCAGAGCCCTGATACGGGCGACATCCGGCGTGAGGGTTACCAGACCCCCGGCATTCAGGTTTGAGCGCCGTGGTGGAGCTCCTGGCGGTCGTTGAGCCTAACAACGTGATGGGTGCCGTCGTGGCCGTAGCGTCGTGCTTAGGCGCCGTGCTATGGAACGTGCTGCTGTTCTCCTGGGACCAGCCCGGCACTACCAAGGCTGACCGAGACCAGGACGTGACAAGGGGGATGTACGAATGATCACTGATGCTGAGATCACCGCACTGCTGGACATCGAGCTCACCGACGCGCATGGATGCCTTGACGCGCCAGCTGACTGAACTGGGCACCAGTGCTAGCGAGTGCTAATCTGGCGCACATGGATGACGTGTTGGTGGACAGATACCGTGCTGGTGAGCTGCTGAATGTCTCAGTGCACCGCATCCGGCAGCTGGCCAACGACCCCCGGGTGCCCCTGCACCGGCTGCGCAACGAGCTCGGACGGGTTCGCTATCGTGAATCCGAAGTGCTGGCGCTGAAAGCTAAGCGAGAGACATACCGCGCGGATGGTCGTAAAAGTGCCTAACTCGCGAACACGAGCGATCGGTGAGGGTGTCTATAAAGTACCAGCTAAGACGTGGACCCAAATTCCGGGTATTCCGATCGAGGTCTACTGTCTCATGGCGTCATCGGTGCTAGATAACGATGGTGAGCTGGTGCTCAGTGGTTCTGGTTGGTGGACCGTACGTGCTGTAACACCTGACCCTAGCTAAACGATATGTAGATATGAACGAAAACACAGTGGGTTCTGATGCAGCAGTCATCCAGCGGCTAGCCGAGGGTGGCGCAGCGGAAAATGAAATGGAGGAGCTGTTGGCAGCGCAACGTGATGCGGTTCGGGTTGGCACTGAGTACGCCGATGCCTATGACTACTTCTCCAAGACTTTGGATGCTGAGCCTAAGCCGATAGAGTACGTAGTGCTCGTGATGTTTATCCTCGGCACGGCACTGTTGCCGGTATCCATCGCTACGTCGTTTATCGGGGATGGGTTCTTGACCGCCATGGTAATCGCCATGGTGAGCAACGGTCTGCTTCTAACATCTATCGCGTGTGGCTTCCTCCTCGGGTCTCGCAAGTAACGTCCCTGGTTAACTAGGCGCCCTAGCAACCGAAAGGCTGCTAGGGCGTCCTGACGTGTGATGACTACTGCGAGTGTCTGGCCACCGAAACAACCGCCAGCACCACTGCACACGCTGGTGCGCACACTGCTCGATAGAGTGCACTGGCTGGAAGACGCCGTAGAGCCCTCGGGAGGATCTGGTGGTGCCGCGCGCACTGCTCACCGAGCTCCTGCCGCACTGGATGTGGTCACGCTGCTGGCCGATATCGACGGCACCACTGTGACCGGGCTGCGGGCTTGTGGGTACATCGCCCGGATCGACTCGAGTCGATCCGTCAGGATCACGCTCTGGTCTAGTGGAGCTCAAGGCCGATGGCGCCATATGGGACCGCAGTACCTCGACGGAGCTCGCCGGCACGCGGTGCGTTGGACCGAGCGGGCAGACGCGATTCTGACCCCGGATAAGCAGGTCATCGAGACCCGGGCGCAACCATGCCCTAGCTGCGGGAAACGTGTCGCGATGGTCTGGCACGATGATCTAGCCGAGGAAGTGCAGCGGCCATCGTTGTACCTCGACACAGCCTCGCTGACCGTGGTCTGCCGGTGCTGCGGTTTGGTCTGGGATCAAACCCGATGGGGGTTGCTGCGCAGGATGCTTGAAACTGTGTAGTCTGGTCTGGCGCAGTACCGGTCTGCCCTCGTCAGGACAACCGCCACCGCGCACCAGCAGCGCACCGGTGATCCCATCCCCCGATCGGTCTTCCGGTGCGCTGCACTACGTCTAAGGTTATTTAGTGCCTGGTGGAATGCGTGTTTGTACAACCCCTGGATGCCCCACCTTGACACCCTCAGGCAGGTGTGCCCCCTGCACTAGGCGAGCTCGCTCCAAGCGCACCACAGGGGCAGCTGTATACGATGCCCGGTGGCAGCGCACCAGTAGGGCATACCTACGTGCACACCCACTGTGTGAGTGTGATGCATGTGTGCTATTACCCACTGTGCTGCAGCCATGGGCTACTGAGGTGCACCATAGAGATGGCTTAGGGCCTAGCGGTCCACATGGTCATGAGTGGTGGAACCTGCAAGCTATGACACATGCACATCACGCACGGCGCACTGCCATAGACCAACCAGGCGGATGGAATGATAGAGGTTATTCCTAAGCTGCCCTGACGTGCCGTTCGTGGTGGGGGGTGACCCCTTGCCACAGGGGGTCAGAG